GCCGTTCCTTGGTCGATCCCTTCCGGCGCGTACCACGCGGGAGCCGCTGCCGGAGCAGTCGGGTTGCCTGCTTCCGCAGACCCTTGATCGTCACTCATCGATGAATTCCTCTTGTAGATTGGTCAAGGTCTTTTCGTCCAGTTGCAGCGCCTCGACAATGAGCTGCACCGTTTCTTGGCGACCGACCATGCGGCCAACCTCGAACATATCTGTCGCACCGGACTTGTCCACGGCGACAGGCGGTTTTCCGTAACGAGAGAATCGCTTCAGATGGGCGAGGATGATTTGCCCGTCTTGCGATAGCTGATTCGTCTTTCCATCGATCAGGGCTCGCTTGTAGGCGCGAGATCGGAACAGCACCCGAGCGACCCGGGCGCGCATCACAGCAACCATACTCGGCATCAATCACCCATCAGTTGTTTGGCGTTGTGAGCAATCACAAACGCATAGAACACATTCAGCGCAAACCAGCCGATCACGGGCATCGTCGGAAGCGCAGCAACAAAAAACATCACGAGCATCATTCGAGACAAAACCAGCCCTTCAACCACGCCGACTTTCTCAAATAGTTTGCGCATGATGGGGTTTAGTTCTCGGCCGCCGCGGCGCAAAATCTCATGCGTCAGCACTCCATCTGTTACCACGAGGCAACAGAGGAACGACAGCAGAATCAGACTCATCGGTTCCGTAACCATGTCAGATACTCCGCGCCTTCTTCTGGCTCCCAGAAAACCTTGATCATGTCTGGATGGCTTGACGGCAATAACGGATTGATTGTCGTCAGCGCGCAAGGCGAGAGCGCGTTATCGCGGAATCCCTTTTCCTTTGCGTATCGATCGTAAACCTTATAGCTGGCAACCTTCAGAAGGTGCATCGTGATCCCGTTAATCGGATCTTTCAGCACCGAGTAGGCGCTTTCATGCTTATGGCCTGCGACGTAGATGTGATCTCGAGTGCCGAGCATCGCGGCCTTCATCGGCCCGTGGGCCGGATTCCACACCGAGGAACCGCTGTGGTCGTGACGAGCATTCACACGCACCTCTGCGCCATTCGGAAACTTCAAGGCAATGCGGGCCTCGCTGGATTTGTAGTTTGAGACTTGCTGTTTTGCGATCCATTTCAGCGGATCTCCTGCTCCCGACCATGCGTCATGATTGCCTGCCAACATATAGAGCCAACGACAGCGATCGACAAACCATTCGGCTAGCTTCCACGCCTGCGCGGCAGATGTCGCCTGCTCACCGTAAAGCCTTGCTAAACGACCAACCCAGTTGTTCGTGGTGTCGCCGACGTTGCAAGCAAAAAGTCCTTCTACCTTGCGGCAAAGCTCGGTGTGACGCTCGAGCGCCTCGATGTCGGTGCCGTCGTCATCAACGTGCGGATCGCCAAAATGTAGCAGACCAATCGGCCCCGCGATCTTGATGCGAATCGGAATGAGCTTGCTCGCCTCCTCGTGCTCGCGCTTGTGCTGGAATTTTCTTTTGCGCTGCTCGATGAGCTCGTCGATCGATACGTCATCATCCGGTATCGGGGTGAACTCAAATGCTTCCTCGTTCGGGATCTGCCTGCCCGGTTGATACGTCGAGATCGGGATATCGTATCCGCGCTTTCTCATGCGATTTAATCTCTGTAAAAGAGTGCGCTCGTTCATCCCAAGCTCTAAAGCTACATTGGCACGAATGCCCTTGTATTTTTGCAGCGTCGCAATGATCTGATCATCAGTCGCCTTGGCGGCTACCACAGCATCACCTCTTTCTAATTACTTTGATGCCGAGTTCCTTTCGGCGCTCTTCGGTACGTTCGTCATCGCGCACCGCTGTCCACTCCAAATGCCCATCAACGAGCCGATACTGCTCCTTGTGAGTCAAGGCGCAATCGCAGCACTCGGTGAAGGTATAACCTTTGACTCGGTACCAAACCCCGTCATACATCTGGATTACGGGGACAGATACATCCTTGCTTCGTCCTGCCTTCGGCTTACCAGACCGGGCAGAACCTTTCCCGCGGCTTTTGTCCATTTCATGAACTCCGATGCAGCGCCCCAATGGTCGCCGCGATTGTGTTTCATGCGCAGCGTCGAACGCTGGAGATTGCCGAGACCGACGTTGAAGGCAAAGCTCACCAAGGCATCGAACTGGCCTTGACGATCAGGATCAATAGCGCAATATCGGGCCACGCCCGACTCAAACCGTTTAAGGTCTTGAGCAAGTAGAGCATCCACTTCGTCAATGTCCCAGACACGGTCGTCCTCTTGTTTTAGCGGATAGTCCCGGCGCAGAGGGAAATTGCCATTATCGGCGGTACGCACCACCGGCAAACGAGCCTGCTCGGGATAGAGCATATGGCCGACGCCCACCGTCCAAAGTTTGGCGGGGCAAAGATACGGTCGCAGGCGCACACCTTCGTGTTTCTTAATCGACGCGAGCGCCTGCTCGCTTGTGTTCATCTTTTGCTAAATGCCTGTGTCCCGAACCAAAAAGCAATGATGCTGGACAGAATCAACATTTCATCTTCGCCAAAGACGTTATCCATAGCCACGGCAAAAGGGATGCCGGTGCTATATGCGTACCATACACCAGTTGCATTCAAAACAACAAGTTCCAACACAAAGATATAAGTTACGACAGGTCTGACGCTGGCGCGCAGATTGATGATCCATTGGCTGGCACCCTTGCCGATTGCCTCGTCGTGCTTGTACAGCGCGACTCGTTCTTCAGCATAAGTCTGAGCCAGCACTTGCTCGGTCTTGATCTCCTCGATCTTTTCCTGCGAGGCAAAGCCCTTGGCGGCTAGTTCCAGCTCCCGCTCTTTCTGCATACGCAGGATGGCGAGCTCGTGCGATTTGTCTTGCCGATCTTGGAAGAACTCGAGGATCTTCGGGAGGCCGCCAGCGAGAAATGACAGAAACGTGGAAAGCATAGTCATCATGGCGGCAGCCTCACTTTTGCTTGTTGATCAGATCGAATAGGGTCTTGATCTTATCCTCGAGCACGGCGACTCGGAGATCCAGCTTTGACAGGACGATGATCAGCGTAATGAGCGCGAGAATCACCGGCCATGCACGGGTGAAGATCTCGAACAGCTCCATATCACTTATCCGCTTTGGTTGTGTTGAGCTGGTTGATCAGATTGAAAATGTCGTCCAGCGTCCGGCGAATGTGGTGGATGTCGTCCCGGTAGTCTGCTTTCGTAACGTAAACGTGCGGCATATTGCGCACATCCCGATCTAGCTGGTTAATCGAGCGGCTGATGTTGTTCAAAATCCAGCCGCCCAGAAACCCGGAAACGCCGACCAATACGTTGAAAAGCATCTGCGCATCCATCGTCAAACTCCCGGGATAGCTCTACGCGGGGCCGATGCCGCGATCTGTTCGGCCTTGGCAAATCGTTCAGCGGCCTGCCCAGCGATCGGAGCCGCGGCCAGCAGGGCTTGCGTCTCTTGCGCTTGAGCGTCGGCAGCGTCCATCTCCTCGAGCTCCTCATCGGTGCGCAGCGCCTTGGCAGGCACACCGTTGGCCTCGGCAATGAGTTTGATCGCCTCGTCAGCATTGATGCGACGGAGCACCGACATATCGCCAGATACTTGCGCAACCGGCAGCATAGCCTCAATCGTGCGCAGGATTCCCGCGGCCTCTTCGGTTTTCATCAACCGAGCGAGCGGCCCTTGATACTTCGGCAGGATCTCACCACCCGAGGCGAGGTAATCCATCAGGACAGGCGGCGGTTCCGGCAGCGAGAAGCTGGCAGACAGAAGGTCAAGTTCGCGATCAATGATCGGCCCCAAGAACTCCGACTGCTGGCGACCCATCGTCGGCCCAAGCAAAGCGCCCTTTTCCTGTGCTCGTTGGAGCACTTCGGTCGCTGTCATCGTGCGCGGTTCCTCGACAAGGATCTGGAACAGCGTCACCAAGAACGAGTCGTTCACAGCGCGGCGTTTCTGATCCGACATCTCGATGCCGATCGGCAGATTGCCGCCGGTCAACAGCGGCTGCACGAGCGGCGTACCGTCGTCTCGGAGATATCCGTAGTTCAACGCATTAGGACGCACGGAGAAGGCGTTTAACGCTCCCTCCTCGGTTAGGATGAGCGGCGGGTCGACCATGCGGTGCGCCATCCGAAGCATGGTCTTTTCCATCTCTTGCAGCGATTTGATATCGGCAAGAGCCTCCATCGCCGGAGACCGTCCATAAATCTCGCGAGGGCCAGTAACGTAGCGGCCGACCGCATACGGCATCACCCGATAACCGCTGTCCTCGAGCAGCACCTGCCCCTCTCGAGAGACATAGCGCGAGACGTACTTCATCCCGTCAGCGCCGGCCATGCCTTCCTTGTAGTCGTAGTTCGGGCGAACGCAATGCACGAACTCGAACATCGTGTTCGGCGCAGTTTTGGCCTGCCCCACAATCCCACGCGGCAGCTTGTCAGCCCAGCCCGGGATCTGCATCGCTTGGCGAGCAGAAAGCTGGAACGAGCGATAAACGGTATCGACGCGGCCAACGTGATCGAGATCTATAACAAGCTCTGAGAGAGCCACAGCGCGATATCGCAGCGTGACGCCGGGAACCTCGTCGATAAAAAGGGCAGAGGTGCCGAACGCACCCAAGCTCATGTAACACTCGAAAGCCTGCGATGCGAAGTTCGCGCTCGGCGAGTACCGCTGCCGAAACATGATGTCTCGCAAGCTGTCACACCAGCGGCGCACAGCGATATCGTCGTCGAGTTCTGGGATGCCGGTGTACAGCCCGTGCCACATCTGGGTGGCCGGAGTCAGCATCGAATCCATCGCAGCAGCAAACCGCGGCAGAGCTCGCTGGGCAGTCGAGTCGAAGATCTTTTCAGATCGCTTCTCACCCGGTGTACGCCAGCCCGTCATCTCGGCCATCGTCGGCCATACGCGCTCGGCGACTTCCTGCCAATGATTCTCCCATGTACCACGCGCGCCCTTCAGACGATCGTAGCCCTCGAGGACTTCAGCAGCGCGTGAATCGGCCATGCTTACTTACTCCACGGAAGCGAAACAGCCACCGGCTCCGGCGGCGGGTTCTTCAGCGATTCCTCGTATTTGGCTGCACGGGCTTCGCACTCTGCCTTCGGCGTCTTTGCCCACACCCAACCCAGCACCGTCTCCTCGGTCAACTGGTCAAACGGGATGAAGTCATCAGACGGCAGACTCAAGTTTGTGATCGAGTCATACGCCCCGATGCTCCAATGCACGGAGTACACGACATTATCCTTGTCGTTGAGACGCGGATACGCGCTGATTCCTTCAACCTTCCAGTTAGCCATTAGATAGGCACTCCATCAATCGTGATGTCAAACTCGTCGCTGGCTACAGCAGAGGCGGTGACCGGCGTCGGCTCAATAAACGGCGGCAGCTCGCCCTCTGGCAACGTCGCAACATACTGGCATTCTACCCAAGCCATCTCGCCGTGGTTCCAGTTCCATTGGTAGCCGGGACGATCCTCGGGCTTAGGATCACGCACGACCCACTCGCCGTTTAGCCACGCGACTTCCTTTCCTTCCGCAGCTTCGGGCTTGGCGGGAACTTCATACCAGCCCTTTTTGCTGTCGATCTGCTCGACTGGGTAGTGGCCTTTGAAACTATAGAGTGTCATGGTCTACCTCAAAGCACCGGGAACGCCGTAGTCGGCGGGGTGAAAGCAGCGGTGTAACGGGCGATGCCTTTGGTGATGCGGAAGTCGTCGATGTAACCAAAATACGGATCTCCACCATCGGCAGCCATTGATCCAACAGAAAGTGGGACTGTATTGGCTACAAGGGAGCCGCTTAAAGTTGTATTAATAACTTCAGTCCCATTTAGAAATGCTTTGAATACTGTTCCGTATCTAACAAATGCAACATGGCTCCATGTATTTACAGAAATTGATCCACCAGTTGCGTTTACTGCCCAACTTGAGCCACTAGTTGAGAACAAAGCCCAAAGAGCGCCACTACTGATGCCCGGAGAGAACGGACCGTAGTTTGGTGAAGACGGTCTCTTGCCACAAAATCCCTGAAATCCTGAGACGCTTGTCGGATAAACCCAAGCCTCAATGGTGAAATCCCCTGATCCAAATTCAAAATTAGGATTGTGTGGGGCTGTTAAATAATCCCCCGTCCCATCGAAATACATCGACGACCCGCCGAACTTGCTTTGCGTCGTGCTGATCTGCGCGTTACCCACCGTCTCAAGGTCGTTCTTGGACGTAGCGTCGTAGATGCCTGCGTTGGTGAAGTTGGTGAGAAGGGATGTACCAGAGACGGCGGTTGGCGGCGCGGTGGGAACAGTTAAAGTTGATTGAGTTGGATCGTAAACGGCCGTCCCCTTAACCACGCGAAGTCCGCTGATGTATCCATTAATAAGATCCACATTACCAGCGGTATTTGTTCCAATGTCTGAATTGTTATCAGTCCAGTTGGTCGAGTTAGTACCTGTTGCTACACGAGAGCCGTTTACATAAATGCTATGCGTCGTTCCGCTTCTGACATAAACAAGATGGTTCCATTGGCTATTTGGAACAGTGCCTCCGGTTATAACCGTTGCAGAAGAATAAACAAAAAACGCCCCATTTGGATTTATTGCAAGACCAAACCCTGTTGCAGATGGATTTGCGTTCCTAAAATCTATCAACACATAAGTGGACGCATTTACGCTATAAGTCCAACCTTCAACGGTAAAATTGCCAGTGCCGAATGCAAAAGCAGAATTTGCTGGGCCGGAAAGATAATCCCCGCTCCCATCAAAATACCCACTCCCGCCATTTGTCGCTGCACTCCACGCTGCCGTGGGGTTGAACGGGCTGAAGGCTTGGACGGATGGAGAGCCATTTACCGTAATCGCAAACGCATTTGACGAGTTATCAGAAAACCTATTGGATTGGCAGGTCAACAACGAGGTGCCAGAGATAGCCGTAAGCGGCGTTGTGCTAGGCGTGAAGTTGGTCGTATAGACAGCGGTGCCTTTGACAATACGGGCGTTTGAGATGTAACCAATCCATACCTCGCCTGCCGTCGTAGACCCGCCAATCTTCGGGCCGGTTGTACCACCATCGCTTTGAGTAGAAGAATTGGTAAACGATCCACTTGAAACACCGTTAATCCAATATGTCCAAGTGTTACCACTACGAGTTAGCGCAACATGATTCCAAAAATTAAATACTAACGAGTTAGTTGAAGCGCCTACATATCCGCTATTTGTAAAGACATTTAAGGTTAGGGCGTTCGCCGGTCTCATAAAAGCAAAACCAGTGGTATTTGCCGCGCTTGTTCGTATTTCAAAAATCGGCATCGGTGCGCCCGCGTTGGTGCCCGTTGGGTAAACCCACGCCTCTACCGTAAAGTCTCCTGTACCAAAATTAAACGCTGTGTTAGCAACCGTATTTAAATACTGTCCGCTAGTTCCGTCAAAGTAATTGCTCCACCCCGTCTGCGAGAACGGCGAGAACGTACCCTGCGTCGTGTTGCCGTTGCGGGTGATCGTAAAGTTGTTCGTTGAGCCGTCAAGGAACGTATTGTTCTGCGCTCCGTTGGTGCCGTTACCGGGCAGCAGCAGAGTGGTGTACTCAAAGTCCGGGTCAGAGACGACCGGAGGCAGCGCACCGCTTTCGGTACGATCAAACGTCCGAACACTAGTCCGGCTCGCCGTGCGCTCAAAGGTACGCATGGATTAGTAAGTCGGAGCAGGAACGCGCAAAGCCATTGCATAGACGCCGGTAGCCGTTGCGATGTTGGCTCGGATTTCACCAGCGCCAAGCTCAAAAATGCCACCGCCGCTTGCAGTCAATGTCGTATTAGTGCCGACATCCTGTGCGGTTCCGTTCGGGCCTTTGCATTGCAGCTTGACCGTGCCGCCGCCAAAGGTGCCTTCGACGCGAAACTCACCGCGACCACCCGGCCACGGAACCCATGAACCAGTCGCGCTAGCGTTAGATGCGAGAACAATACCTACTGCCATTTCAGTCTCCGATTAGGCGATTCGATTGATGTTTGCGATGACCGATGGGGTAATCGGCCTAGTGGGGGAAGTCTGTGCAGCCGTGAAATCCAGCGTGACGGCTGCGTTTGGCGTTGACCACATCACCTCGATGTAGTCGCTAGCAGCCAACTGAAGCGTGAACACGATCGTTATGACAGCAGTACCGGGGACGCCGCCACCTTGAGCCGGAACCGTTGCGTCAGTATTGGAGTTGGCGATGTTGGTGCCGTTCTTGCGCAGCCAGAAGCTGACAATATGCGACGAGCTGTCGGTGTTCTTCAGCAACAGATTGAAATCGAACTTGTAGAATCCAGCCCGAGTAACCGTGATTCGGCTATTCGACACAACCGAGATGCCACTTGAATAGTCCGTCGTCCCCAAGAGGACAGCGGTAGCTGTGTTGATGGTAGCCGTCTGATCGGCAAGGCTCGAGAACGCGCCGTAATCGTTTTCGGTAATGCGACCGATCGGAACGCTGCCAACCGTCAGAACGCCATCCTTGCGCACCGACCACTTGCTCACACCGCCAACTTGGAGATCATCAAGCAGAGAGCCAGCATCCGAGGCGGTATCCGTGACGTTAAACACACGAGCCTTAAACGTCGTCAGCGCGTTGTTCCAAGTCGCAGCCAGCGCACCGATCGACTTGCCGACGATCGCAGCCGCAGTCGCCTTCTTGGTCTCAGCAGATCCGGTGTCGTTAATCGGCAATACGTCAGCAGCAGGATCGATGGAATCCTGCGCGAGAGACGTTAGCGCCGATATCTTCTTGGTCGCCATTACATCATCCCACGAGCGCGCTTGGCAGCCTCATCCTTGCGCTTGGCAATCATCTGGGCAGCATTCATCTCGCCCTGCTTCATGCCTTCTTCCATGCCCTGAGCTTGACCCTTCTTCTTGCCCTTCTTGTACAGGCCCTTTCCGGCCATAGCCATTGCGCTCATCAGCCACCTCCGAGCAAACGCGAAACCGCAACCGAACCAGTCTGCTGACTACCCGGTGTCGACATGATCGTAGATGCGCGGCCACGGCGACGAGCCATGCGGCGCTGCTCAATGCGCGAGAGCTGCGCCTCATCCACCGTCGGAGGCGGGGGCGTCGGCTCGATCTTCGGCATCTTCGGCTTAAAAAGACTTGACATCTGGCGCTCCTTTCGGGTTGCGCAAGTAGTCTACCCCAGCACCCTGTAGTCTGCTACTGCCACTTGATGGCTTGGACGACGGGCTTGTTCCGTACCGCGGAACGGCTTGCGACCCTTGGCGAGATACCGGAATGCGTCTGCGTAATGCGACGTCCAATCGTGCAGCGGCTTGTCCTTGAACCGCTGGAGCTTATCGTCGTATTCGCGCCTGTACTGCCGCAGGGCGTCGAGAGCGCGAGTCATCCTACCCTTCGCCTCGTCTGCCGTTTCGCCCGGGAACGGATCTGGTGCGGTATTGAACTCGGTCGCAGGCAGCATCATTCGCGCAGCTTGGATACCATCGTCCACCGAGTCGCGCTCGAGGATGCGAGGCTTGAGACCGTAGCCAGCAGCGACCTGCACTCGAGACTGCCCAGATCCCCACTCCTGCACAGCGCCGTCATGCGGCCAGATGTGATCGCCGTAGACGTAATCCATCGCGAGCAGCTTCTTGACGTACCACTCGAGCCCGACGCCGGAGCCTTCGAGTACGTTGATGATGCGCACCTTGTGACCGATGAGCTGGTAGAACCAGATGATCGTGGAGTCGCCGACACCGATATCCCATGCCGTGCCGACAGGCTGGCCGATAACGTGCGGGAAGTCGCCGATCCTGCCGTTGGCTTCTGCGCTGCGGATCAGCTCCGATAGATATGCACCCGGGATGTCTGCGTCGAAGTCGCAATAGTATTCCTGCCGGATGATCGCTTCGGCTTCCTTGTCGCCGCGCTCCATGCGCAGCTCTTTGCGCTCGCGCTGAATCGTCGCGATCGGAATCGCTTTCGTATCCTCGACGGTGAGCACCTGACCGAACCAGTCAGCATCCTGCTTGGCGTACTCGACTAGCCGAGCAAAGTGGTTCCTGCCGCGGGGTGTCGAGATGAAGATCGCCCAGCCGCCGTTCTCTGCAAGGATCGGACGCAGGAATGCCCACGCATTCGGATCTGCCATCGCGTACTCGGAGAACACGACGCCGACCGGAGGCGAGCCGACAAGGCTGTTGTAGTTGTCCGATCCGACGACTTGCCATGTCGAGCCGTTCTTGAACCGGATAAACATATCCTGCTCACGAGTGCTCTCGCGCAGCTCCATCGGGAATGCGTCATCGATGCGGCGCTTGCCGGTGTGCGGATTGACGGCATCCCAGATTGCTTTGCGCGACTGGTTGGCCTGCGGAAGCATATGCCACACAGATCCGACGCGAGTCATCATGGACACAGCAGCCCAATGCAGGCTTATGTCGTCCTTACCGGATCGACGGTGCCAAGCCAGAGCAAGGCGCTTGGTGCCGCTCTCGAGCGCACCCCATGCCCCCATTTGGTACGGTCTTGGTCTCCAGCCGTTATGCGGCAGGGTTATTGTCGGCATCGGTTAGGCGAACCACGTTGACGGTCAGACCGACGTTGCCGGAGTGCTCGACCTCGGCTTTGTCGCCGTATCGTTTGGGTAGGAACTTGGACGCGAACCACTTGCGAGCATCCAGCTCGACCCGAGCCTGCTGGGCATCGATGACGCCAGAGCGCATATCCTCGATGACTTGCTCGGCCTTCTCGACCTGATCCTGCGCCAGAGCTTCTAATGCGCGCGCGTAGTGGTCGCCCGAATTGACTCTCAACGCCGTCGTCCTAAACGTCGAGCGGCTGATTCCTACTTCCGCGCAGGCCGATCGCTCGGACATTCCGTCCTCGATCAGCTCCAGTACGCGCCGAACTTGCTCGGCTTTATCCATCAGCCCTTACGCTTTGCAGCGCCCTTCTTGGCGGCAGCGGATCGCTTCGTAGCGTAGGCGATTGCCACGGCTTGCTTAGTTGGCCGGCCAGCCTTGATCTCGGTGCGAATATTCTCGCGGAAAGCCTTTGCAGATGAACTCTTGATGAGTGGCATGGTCTAGTCCTTCTTGGCCTTGTTTCGCGCGCTAATCGCTCGGGCCTTCGCTCGAGCATCTTCCTTCGAGCTGGCACCCCATGCGCGCAGGGCGAGTGCCAATCGTGTCGGTCGTCCCTTCTCGTCCTTCATCGGGCCGGGAGCGTTGCCCATTCTCGCGAGGAAGGAAGCGCGCCGCGGGTTGTCACCGGACTTCACGGGAGCCTTGAGGTTCATGCCCTCGGCCTTCGCGGATCGACGGCCAGCCTCGTTGAGACCACCCTTCGGATTCTGTCCAGCCTTACGCTGCCATGCAGGCGTTTTCACGGGACTAATCTCGTTTCCGTCGACGGCGTGTCGCGATCTTCGTAGAAGGGGACTCTGCCTTCGGTTCTGCCTCCGAGGCGGGTGGGTGCAACGGCTTGCGCGCCTGCGAGACGAGTTGCTCGAGCCGCAATCGGACGGAACGCAGCAGCGCCGAGACGGATTTCGCCAGCGATGCCACGCCTGACCGGAGGGAGTTCATTGTCACCCGTGTCACCGAGCCGCGCTGACTTTGCCACCGAATCCTCGCATCAGGAACGATCGCAGTTCAGCCGCGGTCTTAAACTTAACCTTGAGTTCGAGTTCGCCGGCCTCTTCGCCTTCGTCCTCGCTCTCGCCTTCCTTGTAGTCCTCGCCCTCGTCCATCATCTCGAGGTGCTTTGCGAGCATGGATGCGCCTTTGCCCATCACTTCGACCTCATCGCGGTTTTCGCAGATTCCCGAAACGCCTTCGCTGTCGGCGCACCTTTGCTGCCCGGCTTACGCATCTTCTCGCCGCTTCCGGCCTTGATGCGCTCGCGCTTGGCATGGATGTTTGCGTAGAGACCTTGTTTCATATCAAGATTCTATGCCGCGGTTGGGGGCTCGTCTACCGGCTTTTTGCGTACCCGAGCACCACGGGCAAACTCCAGCACCTTCGCCGATGGTGGCGGCGGGTTGCAATCGACGCATCTGATCCAATCGCCGTATCCATCGTTGATCCAGCCGCTATTGTTGCAGCCGGGACACGGTGCCAGCTTGATTCCATCACTCACGAATCCAGTCTCCGTTCGTATTCTTTCAACACCCGGCGCGCCCAGATCGAGGGGCCATCGTCCTGCCATCTTGAGATCCGCTTCAGCACCCGTTCGTATTCACGCATGGTATGCCAAGCGATCGCGAGCGTCACGATGGTATCTACGTTGTTCAATTCTTCGTCGGTAACATCGTCGTCCGTAACGGTATACATGACCCTTCCCTCAAGTAAGGCGGTATCCAATCTTTACCGAAGTCGAAGGGTTCCGGCAAACCAAGTTCGACGCGGGATATTTCGCGGTGAACTGTTGCAAGTTGTTGATTTAGATTTCTTACTTCGGCCCAGAGCCTTTGCAGATTTTCTTCCTTCATCGATGCCATCTCCTAGTTTCTGAATGAGCTTTCGAACTGTGTTCTTGTTTTCTATCTCGATGATGATCGAGTGGTATTTCGTATTCCAACAACGGTGACTGTACTCGACACCGCAGACTTCACATCGCTTTGACATACGGTCTGATTCTCACAATCACTTTGCCATCCTCACAGGCGTCATGCCGGGTGATGGATAGCGCGTCAATCAAGCTGTCGTCCTCGATAACGTCAGCGGCTACGATCGCATCGAGCAGCGCCTTCTGGATGTTGTCCAGATCCCGGCGTCTCTTGTCTGGCGGGTACGCATCGATCGTCACTTGCAGCCGGCAGTTAAGGTTGTCCCGCGGGATTCCCTGCTCGAGTATCCGATAGGATACGTCCAGCCTGTACTGCCGACCTTCGCTCGAGATCACGGTGCGGCCACGATAGTTGCGCCAGTAATGGTTAATCGAAGGCGGCCAAGGTAGGGTTAGCTCTAACACGACCCCTCCTCAAAATCTCTGATCGTCCTGCTCGAGTCATGCATAAACGCTGCACCTCGTTGTAGTTGTAATCGAGCATATCGCAGATCCAGCGCAAACTTCCGGCTTCATCGTGCGGTGAATAGATCCAATGCAGGGCTGCTCGAGCGATGCCTTTACGATTCGCATCAGCGATCGCCTGATACAGCACAGAGGCCCAGAGCCTGCGGTATGCGTCGTCATGCACGAGGATCTCTCCCGGCTAGCAGCATTGCGTACCACAGCAGCTTGGCTGCGTCTTGTTCGACGGAATCCTTCAAGCCTAGTCGCCAGT